GTGTTGCGTCAGGAATACCTTTTGCGGAAGTGTCAAATAAATTAAATATTAAAAATCCTCCCCAAATAATACATGTTATTAAAACACATATTAATATAATAGAAGTTTTACCTACTTCTTCTTTATCCAACAAATTTTCACCTTTATTGCTTATTGCTAGAATTGAAATTGTTACAATTATTAAAAATAATATAAAAAGTCCAAAGTTATAATAGGATAATTTATCTATTATTTTTTGAAAAAATCCAGATTGTTGTGTTCCAGTTATATCAAATTTTTTTAAGCCATCTGGTAAAGTCCAAAGTATTAATAAATATAAAAATGCGAAAAAACCTAGAAGAATTGTTAATGTTAATGAATAACCGAAATATTTTTTAATAAGACCACCAGGATCAATTTGTTGATACATTATTAAAAGTGTTATTAAACAAAAAAATAAAATAAAATATTTTAATCTTTCGTAATTAAGATTAATATCATCTAAACTATTTCTTTTTAAACCATTAAAAAATACAAAAAGTGTTAGTAAAATGGAAACAGGTACTATTATTTTTGCGTAATTAGTCATAATTTTATCTGGTAATGACCTAAATAATAATATTAAAAATATAGTATATACAATAACAACAATAACACCTTTAAATTGACTTAAAAAACTTTTTACATATTCAAAATCACCTAGAACCATTATCATACCGCCAAATATTAAAAATAAAATAAATAATGTTAAAAATACATCTTGAGCAATTTGATTATTTGTATGTGTACTTAAAGGTTTATAATCACCAGATTTACCTCCTGTAAAAATTACCCAAAATGTAATAACAACCATAATAATTAATAATATTCCAAATAATATACTTACTTTATTATTAGCTAAATATGGTAATAAATTTTGTGTTTGATTATTATTTATAGATGGTCCACTACCTACACCTGTATTTATACCTATATTATTTGTATTAATGTTATTACTCATATAATATAATAATACAATTTTATTTTATTATATATTTTCTGGCATATTTCAAGTATATTATTCTACATATTTTCCATTGCTGTTTTTTTTCCATGGCATTCTCTACATAAAGCAACTAAATTTGATACATCATTTCCACCACCATGTTCTAATCTAACTTTATGATCTACTTCAAACCATGCGTTTAATTGAGTTTTACACTCACCGCATTTCCAGTCTTGTTGAGATGCTACATATTTCTTTTTTGTTTCACTAACAGAACGTTTAGTTCCTGTTTTTCCAGAGCTTAATATTCTTTTTTCAGAGTTTATATTTGATGGATTAATATTATTATAAGATTCCATAAAACTACTTTGATCTGTTGAAGTAAAATCAAATATTGGTGAAATCATATCCATGGATGTTTTATCAATAGGCATAAATTTAACATAGTTATTTGCGTATAATAACATATTTCTTCCTTGTGCTGGATTTCTTTTTAATAATAAATAAATTCCTATTCCTAATAAAGCATAGAAAATCATTCTATAGTATTTTTTAAATGTTAATAACATTTTTGTATATTTGCCATCATTATACGCATTATATATGAAAAATGATGTTAGTCCTAATATAAATATTTCTAGCCTCATTATATATTATTTAATAATATAAATAATATATTTTACTGTTTTAATTTATTGAATTTGCATTGTTCTCAAAACTTGTTGACTATGAGCCATTCTCATTAAACCAAATACTCCCAAAACAAGCAAAACAAATGGTAATAAAACTAAAACCCATGAAAACCAGGTAAACCCTTTAGAACATATGTAATTCAATACAATTGTCCAGATTATAGCAAATATTAACTTAATAGAAATAGCAATAAGAGGAATACCATTAAAAAGTGCTAAAACAAGAGTAATAGCAATTAAAACAGCATATAATTTTGCGGGGTCACAAAGACTGTTAAAGTAGTTTGACATTTATATAATTAATAAATATTTTATTTATTATTTTTAAGTTGGGTTAATAAAAATAAATTATTGTTTCTTAATATTTTTTTTGAACTCTTATTAAAAAAATTCTTAGATGTCTTTTTATGTTTTACAATACCTCTAGCTTTACGTGTACTACTTCTACTACTTTTACTACTTTTACTACTAGAAGAACTATCCATATTTACAATTATATTTTCAAATGGTTCACTATTTACTTCATTTTTTATTAATAAAGTTAAATTTTCTAGACTATCAATTATATTATTAATTTCATTTTTATCTGTTATAGGAGAAAATAAATAAGTAGTAAATATATTTTTAATTGTTATAAATATTTTGTGTTGTGATTCAGTTAATTTTTTATAATTAATAAAAAGTGTATCTACTAATGGAAAATAACACGTTAATAATCCATGAATATCTACAATATTTATAAAAACATTATCTAAATAGTCTTTTAAATTAATTACTACTTTATTTTTATCAAAATAAGTATATTTATTTATTATTTTTACTAAATAATTTGTTATATAAAAAAGAGTAAATTCATTTTCTATTATTTTAATTTTAGACTCTCTACTATCTCCTTCAATATCATTACTAAATAGTATATACATAATTTCATTAATAAACAAGTAATGTCCTGAACCCTTTTTTTTTAACCAAAATATCAAATAATTATATACAAATGGTCTCAATATGTTTTCATCAATTTTATCATATTTTTTAATATATTTTATAAATCTTTCTTCAAAATAGTCTGTAAATAAAATTACAGAAAATGGTACATTAAATTGAATTGACCTTGTAAACCATGACTGTGGTATTTCAGCATTGACAAATGGCGTATATTCAGTAGAAAGTCCCCAGTCAATTAAACGCATTTTAAAATCATTTTTTGTTTCTTTAATCAATATATTTGAATCTTTAATATCACAATGATAATAATTCTGTTTATTCATTGGTATAATTGCGTTTTTTAACAGTTTAATAAGATTAAACGATGTTTTATACCATTTTTCAAATGATCCGTTTGTATAATTATAATCATCTATCGGTAAGCCACCATCTGGAATATTTAATAAAAGAAGTTTATTTAATGATTTATTTATATTATGTTCATAAATATTATCCTTTGGTAAAGCACGACATTTTTTCTTATATTGTGCTAAATCAAACTTATTTAATTTAGCTGGTTTACATACTGTAATATCATTTACTAAAAAATAATCAGCATAATTAGGAATATATTTTAATTTGCTTCTTACTTTTTCTATTTCTTCATATTCTTTAATTGTATGTTTTTCAGTCATTAATTTACTAATTTTATTTTTTTCTCTCTTTTTGCTTCCTTCACACTTTAAAGCTGGACTAAATACACATCCATATCCTCCAGAAGCAATTGCCTTACCACCTTTTAAATTATCTTCATCATTTTCATTATTCATATAAATTATATATACTATATAAAGAAACTTATTTATCATATAAATAATAAATACTACCTAAAATAACGGATATAACTCCTCCATAAATTATTTTTGATTTGATTTTATTATATTCTTTCATTTTTATATCCATTGGCTTGTATTCTTCATAATATTTTACATAAAATGCATTTAAACTTATTTTAGGTTTTTCGAGTTTTTCATTTATTTTATTATGTATAAACCATAACCATCGTATAAAAGATTCGCGATTATCTAAATATGAAGAAATAGGATATTGATCTAGTAATTTACTAAAATCATGTGCCATTGCCTCAATCGGAATAAATAAGGGAATATTTTGAACAAAATCATAATATTTTTTCTTAGTAACCGCATTAGGATGATGTGGATATGTCATTGCTACCGTATGTAAAAAAAACCAATAATGTGGTCCCCAAACTTTAGGGTCTAAATTTGTCATTAAATTAGATTAATATTAAAAGAACATAATTTTATCTTATTTAGGAATATTTACCAACTTTTTGATTGTTTGTTGAAATTAACTAATTTAGTTAATTTTTGTTAAACTAATTTGTAAAAAAATTGATTTAAAAACATGGTATTTTAATATATTATAAATATATAGAAAAATGAGTTCAAAATATTCTTGCGAAAAATGTGGAATGGGATTTACCCAGAAAAGTCATTACGTTACACACTTGAAAAAGAAAAAGCCTTGTGAAAATAATGCTAAAAATATTGAAAATATTATTCAGGCAAAGGTAGAGGAAAAAGTAAAAGAGACTATTAATGATTTAAATATTAGTAGCTTATTAAAAATAGCTTCTCAATCTGGAAATGATAAGAAAATAGATACATTTAAAGATTTATATGAATTTTTACAAGATAATAAAACGGACCATATTATTGATTATTTAAATGATGAATCAGGACAAGAATCTGGATATAAACAAGAAACATTAACGAAACTACTAGGCAGTTTAAATTTGATCGATAAATTGAAGGGTATGACTGCTTGTAAGGGTAATTTTAATTTAAATACTATACAGAAGCAAGAAAGTTATAAAAATATCTTTTATAAAGAGGATGGTAAATTTATTAACCTCAAAGGTAATGCGGGTGATTCTTCTGATTTTACAATGGTATCTAATACAGATGAGAAACATTATTTGATTATGTCTTCGAAGTCTTTAACTAAAGAAACTAGTGGCGGTCTTGATATTGAAAAGATGGCGTTTTATGCTCAAAAATATATTGATAATGGTTACAAAATTACATATGGTTTTGTTGTTAAAAATAAAAAGCAAACTGATGATATGATTCGTAGAACTCATGAGTCTTCAAAAGACTTAGCTGATATTTATAATAGAAAAGATACAATCGTGCTTGACTGGAACGACCTTAATCAAGCTTATCATATGTTTAAATTGTATTTTCAAAATACAGATATTAAATTTATATTAAATACAATGAAGTCGCCTTTATGTCTTAAAATGCATCAACGCATAGGTGTTATGAAGACTTTAAGATTAAAAAATAGTAATAAAAAGAAAATTTTATGGGGACATATTCAGAGAAGTGGAAAAAGTTATATTATTGGCGGATGTATTATTGAAGATAGTAAAAATAAGGAAAAATGTAATTATCTTGTTATCACAACAGCACCTAATGAAACAATTGAGCAACAAATCAAAGTATTTAGTCATCTACAATTTGAAGGATTTAATGTAATTTCATTAAATGGTAAAAATAAAGAACCAGTTCTTGAAAATAAAAATATTATCGTTTGTTCTAAACAATTTCTTCAATCTAAAACAACCGAAGATAATTTTGTTAATCATATTAAAATTAC